TATTGCGGTGAAGCCGTTCGTAACGAACATAGACGAAAACGGAAAGCCAACGGCAATCGAGCTAGATTTTGTGAAAGCGGTGGACTTCTTCCCTTGCGCGTTCAACAACAAGGGAGAGATAACGGCGGCGGTGTTCGTGGAAGGAAAGAAGATAGGAGATTACCTGTACACCAGGCTTGAATACCATGAGCTTACGGGCATGACATATACGATCATCAATAAGGCGTTCAAATCAGAGGAGATTTACCAGTATAATGATGATGGAACTTATGCCGTGAGAGATAGATTCCGGAAAGAAGTGCCCCTGTCTGAGGTGGACGAATGGGCAGGCCTGTCGGAAGAACCGGTAATTATCGGTAACATAGACAAGCCGCTTTTTGCGTACATAAAAGTACCAAAGGCAAACAATATCGATACGGACTCGCCATTGGGGATATCGGTGTTCTCCAGAGCAACAGAGATAATAGAGCAAGCTGACATTCAGTACGGGCGTGTATTGTGGGAGTATAAAGCCACTGAGGCTGCTATTCTGGGCGATTCTGAATTGTTCCAGACAGATAAGCATGGAAAGCCGGTTCTTCCGGCAGGGCAGGAAAGGATGTTCAGGACGTTTGACTTCGACAATGCAGACGGAAGTAATAAGGGGCTGCTGAAAGAGTACGCACCGGAAATCCGCCATGAAGCGTTGTTCCAGGGGCTGAATAAGCAGTTAATGAAAATAGAGTTCCTAGTTGGCCTTGCCTACGGTACGCTGTCTGAACCAACGGACATTGAGAAAACGGCATACGAAATCCGGGTATCAAAGCAGAGATCATACCATACGGTAACGGCGATGCAGGGCGCATGGCATAAGGGATTTGAGAAAATCATATACGCCATGAGGGTCCTGGCTTTGCTTTATGATATGGTTCCGGATGGAGAAACGGAGCTGAACTGCAACTGGGGCGATGGAGTTTTGGAAGACACCGAGGCTGAGTATCAGCGTAGATGGTCCATGGTGGTTGCTGGAAAGCTGAAAACAGAAACGTTTCTTGCGTGGTATTTTGGATGCTCGGAGGAAGTAGCAAAGAACATGATGCCGGAGCCGGTAGCCAGATTCCCTACAGAAGAATAGGAGGTGTGAGCAGTGCTGACACCGGAATATTTGAATAGCTTTTCTTCCGGTTATCTGGGAATGTGCGATGTGCTGAATGAGCAGATCATCCGAGATGTGGCACGAAGGATAGCAAAGACCGGAAGAATAACACCGACAGCCGAATGGCAGTTGAAACAGGCGAAGCAGTCCGGCGCATTGATGAATGATGTAATCCGGGAGGTAGGGGTTCTGACTGGAAAATCCGATACGGAGATATTACGCTTATTCCAGGATGCAGGCTTGACCGGGATGTTGCAGGATGCAAAGCCGCTATTGCAGGCCGGAAAGCTGAAAACCTCGGATATTGTTCTTTCTGGAGCGATGCAGAGGACCATGGAGGCCGCCGCAGAGAAGTGCAGGGGAGAGATAGGAAACCTTACGCTGACAACGGCCGTAGCCACACAGCAGGAGTATATGCAGGCACTGAACGCAGCCTATATGAAGGTTACGTCCGGTGCTTTTTCGTACCAGGAGGCAATCAGACAGGCTATCCGAGATGCGGCAGTCAAAGGAACATCTGTCATGTATGACAGTGGGTATATTTCAAAGCTGGATACGGCAATCAGAACAGCTCTGCTGACCGGAGTAAATCAGACAGCAGGAAAGCTGACAGAGCTGTATGCTTCGGAGCTTGGAGCTGAGTATTACGAGACAACGGCTCATGCAGGAGCCAGACCCTCACACTCAGTCTGGCAGGGCAAGGTGTTCAAGATTGAGGGCACAGCTCCGGGGTATGAGAACTTCTACGAGGCAACCGGATATGGAACAGGAGCCGGTTTGTGCGGTTGGAATTGCAGGCATAGCTTCTATCCGTACTGGCCGGAAGTTTCAAAACCGGCATACACGAAAGATGATCTGGAGGATTACAGCAGACCGAAGTATTCGTTTGCAGGGAACCTTCTTACGGAGTATGAGTGTATGCAGAAGCAGCGTGAATATGAACGGGCAGTCAGAGAGTATAAGAGAATCCTGGCTGCCTATGATTCGTATATCCAGACGGTTCAGTCAGAAGCCGACAAAGCGTACTTCCGAGAGGAGTTTCAGAAAGAATCTGCGAAGCTGAAAGAGAAAGAATTGCAAATGAAAGATTTCTGCAAGCAAACAGGACGAAGCGTAGATACTGCCAGAACGCAGGTATTAGCCGTATATGACGGCAACGGTAACTTGACATCATTTAACCGCTCGGTCAGCGGAAAGGCTGTATGGGCGAACAAAAAATCAAATTAGGAGGTCACTATGATCATCACAGGAATGGCTCACTTCGAAAGTGTAGCACAGAAGAAACTCGTTGAATGGTACCACAAGAACAGACCGGAGGTTCAGATCGACCTTGGAAATGTATTCGTGGTATGGTCATGCAAAACACTCCAGAATTACAAGTGTCTTGCGTCTACGACTATCAGTGGAGATGGCATCTATGCTGAGTACACCTATAATGGGGACAAGCAGGAACTCTACGAAGATGTATACGGTAAAATAACTAATACATGCCACACAGAAGAATAGGAGGTACAACGCTATGAAAAAATTGTTTATTTCTCAGCCAATGAAAGGAAAGTCTGATGCAGACATCCTGGCAGAACGCCAGAAAGCCATCAAGAGTGCCGAGGAGAAGATCGGAGAACCAGTTGAAGTCATTGATTCTTTCTTCCAGGGAGCTCCGACGGGTGCAAAGCCACTATGGTTCCTTGGAAAATCCTTGGAACTTTTGGCCGGTGCGGACATTGCCTACTTTGCGAAAGGCTGGCAGGACGCTAGGGGATGCAAGATCGAAAACACATGCGCTATTGAGTACGGTATTCCGGTCATTGAAGATTACACAGCAGAGTAGGGAGGAGGTGATCCTACTATCTCCCATCCATGGGTTAAATGGTATTTGCACCGTATAGGGCCGCAACGTATTAACCCTTACAATTTACCATCGAAGCACTTAAAACGTGTCCTGGGAACTCTCAGAAGTTCGTAGACACCCTTTAAGACCACGAAAACAAATAGCAGTCAGCCGGTCCGTTTGTGGAACGCCTGGCTGTTGTTTTTTGCCCTGTGATATGGCATATAAACTGTCTCCTTCTCTTGCGTGCGGAGATATAAACGCACGATAGCAGTGCCGGAGTGAACCGGAATCTAAACGAAATCAGCGAAACGAAGAAAGGAAGGTAAGTGAAATGGCTTACGAATTTTTGAAAAAACTTTTTGGAACCCCGAAGGACGGCGAAGAGCCTAAGGCTATGACCTATGCGGAACTGGAGGCGGCGATTGATACTGACAAGAAAATCCAGGTAGTAGATGTGAAAGCCGGAGGATATGTGTCGAAGGAAAAACTGGATGCCAAGATTACAGAGCTGGACGGAGTAAAGCAGCAGTTGTCAGATGCCAATACAACGATTCAGTCCTACAAGGACATGGATATTGACGGCATCAAGCAGTCTGCAAAGGACTGGGAGACGAAGTACACCCAGGAAACACAGAAGTTGACTGCACAGCTTGCAGCCCAGGAGCGCGCCCATGCACTGGATATGTTCATGGGCGGTTATAAGTTCTCCAGCAAACCTGCAGAAAACGGTGTGAGAGCAGAGTTTGAAAAGAAGAACTTTACCCTGGAAGACGGAAAATTCCTGGGAGGAGATGAGTTTATGAAGTCTCTCATGGAGAATGACGATTACAAGGGAGCTTTTGTTATCGAAGATGATAGCGATTCGGAAGATGATTCCCATGAGGAAGAGGAAGGAAAGCCGTTCTTTGCAAGAGGAGTTGGCGGAACTGGCGGAGCCGGAGGCGAAGGAGTCAAAGGCAAAGAAGCACCGTTTAATCCGTTCGGGTTCAACTTAATCAGACAGCCAGGCAAAAACTAACAGGAGGAGAATGAAATGGCGAAATTAAATTATGCAACCGAGTATTTACAGGCACTGGAGCAGATGTTTCCGTATGTCCTGTATTTTGGAGATTTATTTGCGACACCGAACAATGGAAGATACCGCTGGGTAAATTCCAGAGTTATTGAGGTGCCGACAATTTCCACAACTGGCCGTACCGATGGAGACAGAGACACCATTGGCACCAGAAAGCGTAACTACAACAACGAGTGGAAACCACTGACCCTGGAGAATCACAGACAGTGGCAGACACTGGTACATCCGAGAGATATTGCCGAGACCAAGGGAGTAGTGGCAATCGGAAATATCACGAAGGTTTATAACGAGGAGCAGAAGTTTCCGGAGATGAATGCTTACTGCATTTCCAAGTTGTATGCAGACTGGACCACTGACGGGGCGAAGACAGCCCACAGCGAAGCGCTGACAGAGGAAAATGTGCTGACCGTCTTCGACGAGATGATGAAGGACATGGATAATAATAGGGTTCCGAGAGCTGGAAGAATCCTGTATGTGACACCGGATGTCAGAACGCTAATCAACAATGCGAAGCAGATTTACAGAACCGTTGATGTTGGCAGCCGTTCTGATGCAATCAAGAGGGCGATCAACTCTATTGATGATGTGAAGATCCCGGAGAGTGTACCGAGCGACATGATGCAGACGAAGTATGACTTTACTGAGGGCTGGAGAGCGGATTCCACAGCGAAGCAGATCAATATGGTTCTGGTACATCCGATGGCGGTAATCACACCGATTTCCTACGAGTTCGCTCAGCTCGACCCTCCATCCGCAGGTTCCCAGGGCAAGTATGACTACTTCGAGGAGTCTTTTGAGGATGTATTTATCCTGCCTCACAAGATGGACGCTATTGATTTCCATGTGAGTGCATAAGAGAAACTGATTACTGGCTCTGTGCGTGTGCATGGAGCCAATTTTTGAAGGGAGAAACAATATGTATAAAGTTGAGAAAAAGAACAGAGTTCTCAGAATCCCGGATGAGAAATTCGATGAGTACAAGAAAATGGGCTACATTATCCGAGATGAGAATGACAATGTGCTGTTCGAGCCGGAGAACGTCAAGGCGACTGCTGAAAAGCTCAAAAAAGAGAACGATAAGCTGAAAGCCAAGCTGGAAGAGGCTACCCTGTATGTGGAGAATGCAGACAAGAAGATTACCGAGCTTCAGAAGGAGAATGATAAGCTAAAAGCGGCAGCTAAGGCACAGTCCACAACAGGAGATGCAGGCCCGGCAGAAGCTGAAAAAAAATCAGAAGCCAAAAGCTCAAAGAAAACTGAGTAGGAGGTAGCCTGTGTATTTAGCAACGAAAGACGGGAGTTCTTGCCGGATTCCCAAAAGAAAAGCGGCATATTACAAAAGCATGGGTTATTCGCTTGAAAACCTGGAGCCGGAAGTCGGAACGGGCACAGCTGCTCCGAAAGAAAAGAAGACCGGTAAAAAAGAATCAGCTACGCAGGAGGGCGTAATCCCGGCGAATAGCTGATTCTTCTTTGCAGCCTACCATTTTATCAGAAAGGGGTGTTTCGATGGTCCAGGAGGACGTAAGAAGACCGTATGTGGATTTCACATACTACAAGAATGATTACGGTGGCACGCAGATAAAAACAGAGAATGATTTCAAGAGAGCGGAGAAGATTTCAGAAGCATTCGTGAACCAGGTTACGTTTGGCCGGATTGCAAGACTGAGTTCGATTATAGACTTAATCAAGGATGTAATCTGCTGTGTAGCGGATATGGTGGCGGTGCAGAACGAAAAGAGAGAAGCTGTTGTGAAGTCAGAATCCAACGATGGATATTCCGTCAGCTATGCGGATGCCGTGAATGATACGGCGTTGCATAACGAGATGTACGGGGCTGTGAGGCCATACCTGGCGAACACCGGACTGCTGAACAGAGGGTGGGTGAAAGAGTATGACGACAAACAGTGATGTGACTATCTTTAATCTGAGAATCGGAGCAGACCGTCGGGAAAAGCTCTGTGCGACAAGAATCTTAGGCGTTTCGTGGTACGGAACAAAGGGAGAGAATGTATCGGATACAGACCGTAAGGATAAGGCAAAATGCGTAATCCGAATCCCGGCCACAGCGACAGTAGAAGCCGGAAAGCAGTATATAAGCGAAGAAAAATACAAGAAGCTGTCAGATGAAGAGGCAGAGAGGTACTGGACTATCCAGAAGGGAGCTTATATTGTACGAGGACAGTATGTGGTGGCCGGACAGTGGCTGTTTGATACGTTCAGTTTCCGCCAGGGCATCATTCTGAAAGATATTATTGAGGAGCTGGCAAAGCTGAGACAGCACGATGAAGATTTTGTGACTGTTACAGAATATGCCGACAATACAATCAGGGGAACCGACAGGACAAAGCACTGGAGAATAGGGGGCGCGTGATGGCACTGAAAAAGATCACAACTCCGAAAGGATCGATCATCAATTCCGGGAACGGGAAAGCGGAGTTGACCTGGAACCCGGATTTTGTAGCAAGAAGGAATGCTCAGTTCAGCAGAAAGCAGATGTTTGTAGATTCGGAGGTACTGAGAAGGTGCAGCCCGAGGGTTCCATTCCAGACTGGCATGTTGGAGAAATCCGGCAAACTGGGAACGGATGTAGGCAGTGGAGAAGTAGATTACATTGCCCCGTATGCAGCTATGCAGTATTACGGAACCGCAGACACCAGACCGTATGATGCGAATCGAGGAGCACATTGGTTTGAACGAATGAAGGTAGCTGAAAAAGAAGACATTCTGCGGGGAGCAGATAAGATTTAGGAGGTCACGTGGCAGTAAAAAGTGTGCTGGAGGGCATTACGGAATATTTCCTGCAATGTCCTCTTTTGAAAGATGGCGTATTCCGGGTGGACGCACTTGGTCCCGATCCGGTTGAATACACCATAGAGACCGGGATTTTCGACCCGGTAATACAGAGATACGTGGATGGCAGTTCAGAGCGTCAGTATCAGTTCCAGTTCGGTTCCAGGGAGTTTTATAGCATGGACCGGGTACAGAACATCGAGAACAGCACGTTTTACGAAGAATTTGCAGACTGGGTGGAGATGAAGAGCAATGAGGGAGTTCTACCGGAGCTTCCGAAAGGGATGCACGCAGAAGAACTGGAAGTGCTGTCACCCGGATATATCTATGATGGAGCAATGAAGAACGCAAGGTACCAGATTTCCTTGCGATTAGTTTATTTTAAGGAGGCATATAAGTAATGGCAGGTAAGACCAATGTAAGAGAAGTTGTACAGAGACATCAGTTTGCAGACTACCTGAACATCGGCACATCCGATTCCCCGAAGTGGGTGCTCATGGGTGTTGGCTTCACAACCCTGGATGAGACATTCGGTGCAGAGTCTGAATCTGAGAAGTATGTGAGTGAAGCGTCTTCCTCTTCTTCCGTGGTATCTTATACGTCTGTGTTCCCATTTGAAGCACGATTGATTAAGAGCCAGGATGCAGTGAACGCACTGTACCATGTAGGAAGAAACCATCTGACCGGCAGTGACGCTGAGTTTGAATACTGCCGAGTAGAACTGTGGGATCAGAAGATGGACAGCTCTGCACCGGTTGCAAATACCTTTGCAGCCAGAAAGTTCCTGGTATCAGCAGAGTTAAGCGGTGTATCTGGAGAAAAGAAACAGAGCATGAGTGGAAATCTCAATGCGGTAGGAGATCCGGCAGACGGATATTTCAACACGGCAACAACAACATTTGAAGAAGTTGCAGCTTAGATTTGGAGGTAAAGTAATATGAGCATGCTGAAAATTTGTGGTCAGGAATTAGAGTTAGATCTGTTCGATGCAGACACTATGGAAGTCTATGAGAAATCCATGGATAAGGTTGTGAAAAGAGCCAAGGAAGTCAAGAATCATACGGAGCTTTCGAATGCGGAAGGCATCCGGAAGATGTGCGAAATCGTGAAGGAATTCTTCGATGAGGTATTCGGAGACGGAACGGCTGAAAAACTGTTCAAGGGTAAAAATAACCTGGCAATCTGCATGGATGCTTTCGGAATTGTTTCTTCTGAGGCTGGTAAGATGAAAGGCCAGGTAAATGCGATTGCTAATAAGTACAACACGAACCGGGCGCAGAGACGCCAGGAAGGTAAGAAAAATAAGCATGGCAAGAACGGACCAGTAATAACACCATTCGGTAATGCGAGTGGGTGTGATAATTCATGAGCCACAACATGCTTGTAGACTATCTTCCAGAAACGGTAGAGATTGAAGGCACGGAGTATGCGATAGAAACAAACTTCCGTACCTTCATTCTGTTCGAAATGATGATGCAGGATTCGGAACTTTCGGATGCTGAGAAAGCAAGGCAGGGATTGGAACTGGTATACCCGGAGATTCCGGAGAACCTAGACGCTGCGGTGGATAGGCTGCTGTGGTTCTATGCCGGTGGTAAACGATGGCGTGAGAAGAGAGCCGGAGCAGTAGAAGGAGCGGCGGAAGTGCAAAGGATTTATTCTTTCGAGCATGACGATGATTACATCTATTCGGCGTTTCTGACGCAGTATAACATAGACCTACAGGATATAGAATACCTGCACTGGTGGAAGTTTAAGGCTTTACTGAGAACGCTGTCCTCTGACCTGGAGATCAGTAAGATTATGGAGTATCGAAGCGTAGACATTGATGCGACCATGACGAAGGAGCAGAGAGACTTCTACTGCAGGAAGAAAGAACTGTATGCTTTACCGTTGCCTGCTGGTGAGGAAGAGAAGGTAGATGCAATAGCAGAAGCCCTTATGAACGGCGGCGACCTTACGGGACTGCTGTAGGAGGTGACCGGCTATTGAAGATGTAAAGAAGAAAATGATACGGGTAGAATGCCCGGAGTGCAAATATAAAATGCCGTTGTTTTTTGAAGAGACGGCGGAGTGTTCGGGCGTGATGGTCTCCTGCAAAGGGAGAAATTGTCATGCCCGTTTTGAATTAAAAATCAAAGACGGAAAACAAATCAAGTAGTGCCATTATGAGCCGATGATTGAGCCGAAGAATTGAGGTGAGAACATGGGCTATGATGGTACGCTGAAATTTGACACCAGCATAGATAGTTCCGGTTTCCAGAGCGGACTAAGCAAATTATCTGGATTAGCGAGCGGAGCGATTAAGGCTACCACCGCTATTCTGACCGGTGCCGCAACAGCGGTAGCCGGTATTGGTACGGCTGCAATCAAGGTCGGTTCCGACTTTGAGGCAGGAATGAGCAAGGTCCAGTCAATTTCCGGCACTTCGGCTACGGAGATTCAGCAGCTTGCTGATAAAGCAAAGGAAATGGGAGCCAAGACAAAGTTCAGCGCTACAGAAAGCGCCGAGGCTTTCCAGTACATGGCGATGGCCGGATGGAAAACCGGAGATATGCTGAACAGTATTGAAGGTATTATGAACCTGGCGGCGGCGTCCGGGGAAGATCTGGCATCGACCAGCGATATTGTCACCGATGCAATGACTGCCTTCGGGCTTGCTGCTGATGGAACGACAACCATCATCAAAAACGGGTATTCGAAAGAAGTTTCCAATGCCACACATTTTGCGGATGTATTGGCAAAGGCAGCATCCAATTCTAATACCAACGTAGGAATGATGGGCGAGACGTTCAAATACGTTGCCCCGGTGGCTGGAGCCTTAGGATTCAGCGTTGAGGACTGCGCTACAGCAATCGGTCTGATGGCGAACTCCGGAATCAAGGCAAGCCAGGCCGGTACATCTCTGCGAAGCATTTTTACGAGATTGGCGAAGCCGACCAAAGAAGTACAGGTGGCTATGGACCAGTTAGGAATTTCACTGACGAACAGTGACGGTTCCATGAAGTCTCTGAAAGAGATTATGAATGACCTGCGTTCTGGATTTGCTGGCCTGACAGAAGCGCAGAAAGCACAGCTCGCAGCATCACTCGGCGGTCAGGAGGCTATGAGTGGATTGCTGGCTATCGTGAATGCATCCGATGAAGACTACCAGAAGTTGACGGATTCTATTTACGATGCGGATGGTGCGGCCAAGGAAATGGCGGACACCATGAACGATAACCTGCAGGGAGCGATCACACTTTGTAAGAGTGCGCTGGAATCTGTAGGTATCGCCCTGTATGAAGAGGTACAGGAACCAATGAAAGAGACTGTCAAGGTCATTACCAGCATGGTTGAGGATATGAATGGAGCCATGGCGGAAAAAGGATTTGACGGTCTGATTGAGGCGTTTGGAAATTCACTCGCTGAACTGGCACAGATGGCTATGGAGGCAGCGGCTACGCTGATAGGGGTTGCAGAGGACCTGGTAGGTACGTTCATAAATGCCATCATGGACCACCAGGAAGAATTTGCAGAGGCTGGAGCGACTGTAGTTGCTGAGCTTGTAAAAGCGATTCTGAATGTTGCTGGGGATATGTGGTCCGCCGGTATTTATTTGTTTACAGAATTTTTACAGGCATTAAGTGACCATTCTGAGGAGATGGGCCGTTCTTTCGGCGAAATGCTGGGTAAAATTGGCGATGCGGTACAAGAAAATCTGCCACTTATCATCCAGGCTGCAAAAGATTTCGTAGCCGGATTCTGTGAGGGACTGAGTGAAGAATTTCCGGGAGTATCTGCACTGATAGAAGGATTCCTTAGTGGAATCATTGATACAGCAAGTGCGATTATCCAGGGAATTGTAGATGCGGCTTCTGACCTGTTCAGTGTGATTGATGGAGCAGACCAGAATGTACTGGAGGCTGTCGGATATGCAATCGGCGTGATTGCGACGTCCATAGCAGCTCTGAGCGTTGCAAGCTCTGTTTTCTCCTCTGTAAAATCTCTGTTCGAGGTGCTTGGCACACTGAAAGGCGGAGTTTCCGGACTGGTTGGAGTAATCGGAAAAGTTGTAGAAGGATTCGCACTCTGGAAGGGCGGAGCCGGAACACTGATGGAAGTTCTGGAACTGGAGTTCCCGAAGGCCGCAGCTATTATCTCCTCTATCGGAGGAGCAGTTCAGAAGGTAATCGGATTCTTTGCAGAGTTCGGTTCATCAATAGCCGGAATTGGTTCTATCATTGCAGGAGCGATTCTTGCAGTTACAAATTTCGTAGATATGTTCGTGAACGGCTTCAATGCTGTAAAAGAAGCTCTTATGGTGGTCGGCATTGCGCTGGCGGCTGTTGGAGCCGTGATACTGGGAGCACCTGCACTGGTGGCTGCGGCTATAGCGGCAATCGTGGCTGCGGTAGCTACCGCGGCTGTGCTCATCAAGGAACATTGGGACCAGATCGTTGATTTCTTTAAGGGAATCCCAGATAAGCTGAGTGAGATTGGTTCGGCTATTGCCGAATGGTTCTCTGGAGTCCTGGACAGCATAGGGAAATTCATCGACTCTGTTGTTGAGTGGTTCTCCGGATTGCCAGGAAAAATTGTAGATGCGATCAGCTCACTGGCAGAAAGTTTTGCTGAGTGGGGAGCCTCGATGCTGGAAACGGCATCGGAGGTAGTATCGCAGATTATTGATTCGATTGTACAGTTCTTCACGGACCTGCCGTACAAAATCGGGTATGCGATTGGATTTGTGATCGGTACGCTGATTGACTGGGGAGCAAATGTGATCAACTGGATCACAACGAATGTTCCTCAAATGATTGAGAGCATCGTTACGTTTTTCTCCGAATTGCCGGGTAAAATCTGGGATTGGCTGGTAAATACCTATAACAATCTGGTTGAATGGGGAAGTCAGATGCTCCAAAAAGCCGGGGAGATAGCAAGCAACTGTATAGACAGTATTGTGAAGTTCTTCTCCGAACTGCCGGGCAAGATTTGGAACAGGCTGACTGATGCCTTTAATAAGCTGGTAACGTGGGGTTCCAATACTCTTCAGAAAGCGAAAGAGATAGCTTCTAACACGATAGATGCAATCGTAAATTTCTTCTCCCAGTTGCCAGGAAAAATCTGGATCTGGTTAAGTAATACGCTCCAGAAGGTAATCCAGTGGGGCTTTGATATGGTAGCGAAGGGAAGACAGGCAGCATCTGATTTGTGTAGTGCCGTCATAAATGGTGTAGCAAACCTGCCGTCTCAGATGGCGAGCGTAGGCTACAATATCGTAGCGGGTGTATGGAACGGAATCTGTAGTGCGGCTGGATGGTTTAGGAGCCAGGTACAGAGCTTCTTTAGTGGAATCGTTGACGGCGTTAAGGGAGCCCTGGGCATTCATTCTCCGTCCAAAGTCTTTGCAGATGAGATTGGTAAGTGGATACCGCCTGGCATTGGCGTAGGTATCGAAGCTGAGATGCCAGACCTGTATAAGCAGATGGATGATGAGATGGCCAGTCTTGGAAAACGGATGCAGACGGCGGTTAATGTGGAGACCGGAAAGATTGCTGTTGATAAGAAAGTCAGCACAACATACAAAGTCGAGAAAGAAAAGCAGGGCGTCTTCGAGAGTGGAGACACAACGGTAGAGATTACCGGAGAGACACACGTTCATGTTGATTTGGACGGTAGGGAAGTTGGAGACACAACAACACCGATTGTCGATGAAAACATGGCAAGAATTGATACACACAAGAAGAGAGGGGGTTAATCATGCCGGGAGTAGGCATTACGTTTGATGAGACGCATTCGTTCCGGGACTGGGGCTTAAAACTCAAGAAAATTGTTATCGGCATACCGAAAGCAAAGACAGAGTATGTGAGCGTCCCTGGCATGAGCGGGGACCTGGACCTCTCAGAAGCCCAGAACGGCGGCGTAAAATATGAGATGCGGACTTTGAAATTCACATTCGGGGCGAGAAACTGTAGTTATGAAAGGTGGAGCGGTCTGTTAAGTCAGATCGCTTCTGATTTGCAGGGAATCTCAAAGAGAATTACTCTTGACACCGACAAGGAATATTATTATACCGGCAGGTGCGAGATAGAGACAGAGAAGAATAACGATGTAACGGCGGAGATTGTTATAAGCTGCAAATGCGAGCCATATAAAATCAGCGTGGAATCTTCGGATAAGCCTTGGAAGTGGGATACGTTCAGCTTCATCAATGGCGTTATCCGGAACACCTCAAACATCACGATCGGCACTGGTTCTGATTGGCAAAAAGTCAGTCTTTACGGTTGGATTCATAACGAAACGCTCAGAATTGTTTCTGATGCGGAAATGAAGGTAAGGTATCGCAATTCGACCTATACGATATATGCCGGCGAGAATATCATGTATGACATTGTTCTGTACAAGGGAGTAAATGACCTTTACTTCCAGGGAACAGGCAAGGTTACGCTGATCCACAGAGGAGGGATGCTATAGATGTATACAATTAAAGCCTATGTGGAAGGCAAGGAGTACACGATTCACGATGCCAGGGTAAAGGAGCTGACTGTTGGTGGAAATCCGTATTTTGAAATCGGAGATAACATCAATGGTTCGGCAACCTTCAAGGTGTTTCCGACACACCCGTACTATGACAAGGTTGCGAAGCTGACAACAGACATTGTGATTTACCGGGATGATGAGCCGGAGTTTTATGGGCGAGTTCTCTATGATGATGAAGATTTTTCTGGAACAAAGAAAGTCTTCGTTGAAGGGGAGCTTGCCTTTTTGTGTGACAGCATCCAGAGACCGAAAGTTTATCATAATATTTCGGTTAAGGCGTATGTGCAGGATTTGATAGATATTCATAATGCACAGGTAGAGGAGAGAAAACAGTTCGTTGTCGGTAGGGTAACGGTAAAGGATTCTAATGATGCCCTGTACCGGTATTCCAATTACGAGGACACCAGAACAACGTTCAAAGAGAAGCTGACGAGCAGGCTCGGAGGGCATCTGGTTATCCGGCATGAGGACGGTCTGAGAATCCTGGATTATCTGGCAGATGAAGATTATTACACCAAAAACACGCAGGGTATACGGTTTGGGAAGAACCTGTTGGACTTTTCAAAGAATATGGATGCTTCGGACCTGGCAACGTGCATTATCCCATTGGGAGCAAAACTGGATGAGGATGAGCAGGACCCGGCGTTGGAGGCGATATCTGAACAGCGTAGGACGATCGCAAGCGTCAATGGCGGAGTTGATTATGTCACAGATGATAATGCGGTTAGGGAATACGGCAAGATTTATAAGACAGTGACATGGGACGACGTGACAGTTCCGGAGAACTTGAAGAAAAAGGCCGAGGAATATTTGAAGTCGGTACAGTTTGAGAAGATGGTACTGGAACTGAAAGCGATAGACTTAAATCTGACGGATGAATCTTTCCAGAGATTTGAGGTCGGCAACATGATCCAGTGCGTTTCCACACCGAACGGTTTAGACCGGGAATTTCCACTGACAAAGAAGAAAGTGTATATTACCAGCTTCAAGAACAACACTGTTACGCTGGGTGATGAGACGAGCGCTAAGTCCTACACCTCGTCAAACCGCCAGAGTACGGCTGAAATGGAAGAGACAATAAAATCCTTGCCAAGTAAGACAGAAATCACGCAGGAGGCTCTCAGAAGCGCACAGGACCTAATAAATAAAATGGTTGCCAGTGGATATGCAGTACACGTTCCGAATGAGTTCATCGTTGCTGATGATGTGGATTATAAGAACAAAGCTAAGAACCTCTGGAGATGGGGGCTTGGCGGTCTTGCTCATTACAGCGAAGGCTACGACGGCCCGATTGACGGCGTCGCTCTAACGATGGATGGCAAGATCAACGGCAAAATGATTTCCGCCGGAAGTATTTATGCAGAATCCATTGATATTGGCTATCGGCAGCAAGTGGAAAGCACGATAAGCGACGCAGTAACAGCTGCGGAAAACTATGCCGATGGCCAGGTTAAAACGGCTAAGCAAACCATTGAGACGTCGATTACGAACTTAGAAAACCGCATCAATCTATCTGTATCGAGCACGAAAGAAATCGTTGCCAGAAAAAACTATGTTACCAGTGGCGAAGAAGAAACTTTAGATATTAGCAGCTTCACGGTATCTGGCAGCTATGCGACCGTTGAAGAAGCGGAATGCCTAAATCAGAAATGCTTAAAGCTCACTTTCGAGAGCACCGGAACGGTATATATAAATCAAGACCTCGGAACGTTGCCAGAGGGTAATTATAAGATTGCCGTGCAAGTGGCTTTTGCCACAGCTGCAGAAAGGCCTGCCTATATCACATACGGCTTTAGCGGCAACCAAAGCACCGAATATTTTAAAGGGTATACTGCCGGAGAGTATCATGTATTTAGTAAAGAGGTATCCATCACCAAAGCATCCAAAACAGTCTCTATCGGAATTTATGGCTCCGTCGGTAACGTATGTTATCTCACAAATATTCGTTGTTTGAGGGATATCCAGGAACTATTGGACGACTTAGACACGAGCTTTACCGTAGGCATTGGAGAGGTACGTGCCATGGTTGCAGATGTTTTTGAAAATTCGCAGCACAATTATTGCTCTAACGGCGATTTTTCAAATACAGACGATTATTTTACCGATTGGTACCGCAGTAGCGATACAAGAATAACGAAAGAGACTGTTGATGGAGTGTCCTGCGCTAAACTGGAAAGCGACTTAACAGATCAAACGTACTTGCGGTATAGCATCAATAATGCAAAATGTGGACCGTTTTATGTTCGCTTCAAAGCAGCCTGCGATGCTGAGTGCGAATCAACTGCACAAATATGCGTAGATTTTGGCGGTACACGTAAGTATATTGAGGCAGGACAATTAACGACAAGTTTTAAGACTTTCTCTTTTGAGTTTGAGATCCCGGAAGGCATGGTGCACTGCTTTTTTTATAACACAGAGGGCGATACGGCGGTGTATATTACGGATATTGAAATTCTCGGCTATGCTTCATCGTATACGGAGACCGCCCTTGCTGTTCTGAAGGATTCGATCCTAACAGAGGTGTCAAAAAAAGTCGGAAAAACGGAAATCGTGTCATCGATTAACCAAACAGCAGAAAAGATCAAAATTACGGCCTCTAAAATTTCGTTGGAGGGATTGGTGACTGCAAATACTAATTTTAGGATATTAGAAGATGGCAGCATGGAAGCTAGAAACGGCAAATTTACGGGGACAGTTACCGGATCAACAATCCAAACCGGAGAGAACGGAGATAGGGTTTTAATAGATCGTAGTAGTGCAATAAAAGGTTGTTTGGATGACGATGTTTACAACCTACTGGATTTTATGTCAGACAGCGAAACGCACGAAATGATTTTGGATGCGAAAAATATGTTGGCGATTCGAACACCTAAACTAGCTGTAATGAATAAGTCTTATGGATTAAAAGATGGTGAAGTAAAGTATACAAAAAATGGGAGTACACGATTTGTAACCCACGTTGAAAAGGATATGAGCGGATGTGTGGAGCAATGGGTAGGCAGTGTGTATTGTACGCTGCCAGTAAAACTAAGGGTTCAATATGTTGATGTACCCGTTATACACGGAATGCAAATTACGGGAGAGTCTACATGGACAAGCAATATTTGATTTGAAAGGAGAACAGGCATGATTATATCTCGAAATGGAGAATTGCTATTGTATTTTTTACGGGAAAACGGAATCGTTGTTAAGGACGGGGCTTTTTCAGTCTGCCTGGAATACGATGCGCAGCAAAGAAAGCAATATGCCCGCATTACGGAGCTAAAGCAGTTGCTTATTGATACAGACTACAAGGCTTTAAAGTATGCAGATGGGGCATTGACGGAAGCAGAATACGCTCCGGTCCGAGAAGCTCGGAAACAGTGGCGGGCAGAGATCAACGAAATCGAAAAGACGTTTTCGGAGCCGACGATCAGTCGGGACGAGATGAACTCGGCTGAGCAATTGGCTTTATACAATTTAAAAAGATTGGAGGAGGATAAGAATTGAATAATGAATCTGTTAAACCGGCCATAGCGCCTACTATGCCGCTTAGCGGTATTTATGCAGGGGCCGAGCAGAAATTACGCAGATCATTAAAAAAAGCGTTAGCGGAGTGCCCGCTACCGGCGTTTATGATTTGCAGTATTATGGATTCGATCTGCCTGGAATTAAAGCATAACTCTTACTTGGAGCTTGCGGCGGATATGCAGGCGTATGTACAAAAATGCCAGAGCTACTTGGCACATGATGAAAAAAAGGAGGAATAAGGTATGGCTGATATTAGCGAAGAGGTTTCCCAGCTCCGTAATGCCGTTTATGGCGAAGAAGTCCGGGGTGCCTTTATATCCTGCATGGAAAAGATCCATGAAGAGAATGAGAGCTACAACGATATCAAGACCGAAGTGGAGCAGGCGGCTGAGACTGTAAAGAACCAGGTAGGGGCAATCAATACGAAAGCCGAAGAGGTACGGGCAGCATTGGATGATTTGGCAGAGGCAATATCCAATGGAAAGAAACAGCAGTCAGCTCTTGAAACAGCTACGGAGAATGGGAAAGCACAGCAGACAAACCTTGAAAATGCCACCCAAAACGCAAAGACACAGCAGACTGCGACCGAGACTGCCACTGCAAACGGGAAAAGCCAGGAAACGGCATTGCAGAAAGTTGTAGACAATGCGAAACAGATTGATTCTGCGATCCGGACATCAGTAAGTGCAGCGAACGCTGCAGCTGCAAATGCAAGCCAGGCGGCTTCCCTTGCTTCTACAGCGGCAGGATCTGCGAACCAGGCGGCATCTACAGCAAATACGGCTGCTGAAAATGCAGACAAAGCTACGGAAGCGGCGAATGAAGCTGAGACAGCTCGTACCAATGCTGAGAGTTCCAGAGTGATGGCGGAGGAGGCGAGATCTCAGGCCGAGACAGCTCGCGCCAATGCTGAGGCTGCCCGTGCTAATTCGGAGACTACCAGAAATCAGAATGAAGAGAAAAGGCAGGCAGATACAGCGGATGCTATTGCAAAAGCAAAAGAAGCCACAGAGTTGCTTGTCAACCAGGCCAACACCATTGCCTTCCGAATCAATCCGGATGACAAAGGGCTTGACGCTATTATTTTAAGTGCATAGGAGGTATCTAAATGAGCGATAATTTAAACGGAGAAGTGCTGAATTTCCCCAGAGACACGACAATGCAGTTACTTGTAAAAGTACACAGAGATCAGATTGCCGGAGAAGCGGATCTGAAATACAAAGAAAAAGTTGCGGCAGCTACTTCCAAGGCGGAGGTAGATGCCCTTTTTGCTGAGTGGTGGAAAATCCAGTATGATCCGGATTTTTTTACAAAAGCCGAGATGCTGGAAAGATGGTTCGGGAATGTCCTGGTTGATACCAGGGTACACGGAGTAACCACACCGAGATACGCAAAAAGCACATCCATGATCGGAGAGCTGACCGATGATTCCACCGGATTAGTGTGCACACCGTCCACAGAATCTACAGCCGGTTCTGACCCATTCGCACACCTTCCACAGTTCTGGTGTCTGGAGGTATCGGCAGAAAAGAACACGGACGGATCCCACACGATCTATTACGTGGAGCATATCGACGATACAGCAGACGTCAGATCAGGAGAACATCTTTGCTGGGTGCTCCAGAAGAACACTTACAAGCGTGAGTGGCAGGATAAAGATTACAAATATCTGAAAACCAGATGTACACCAGCACCGGGGTACAAGAGATGGAAAGAGGGAACCGACCGAACCGGAAAAGTACATGAATACATGGCACATCCGAAGTATTATGCCGGCATCGACGCGAATGGAAGTATTACCTGCGGAACTGGTTTAAAGCCGGTCAACCGAACATCCCACCAGACAGGCGTAACCAAGTGGAGAGCTAGAGGGACACAGTATTCCGGAGCTTCCGGATCCCTTCCGAAGTTTTTGGATGCAATGATGCGACTGAAATATGGGCGTAAAGGCAATTCCGGCAAGATCGAAGGATGCACGGTGTATAACTACCAGTACACTGTTGCGGTAAGCGAGACCGGCGTGGAGCGAGTGATTCTGACAACCGCACAGGGAGCGAACCTGTTTGTTGGATCTGCAGTCATGCTGGGAGTCAAGGGTGATACAACCGACAGAAACGCAGCAAGCAACTATTCCATTTTTGATGCGAAGCTGATCACCGCCATCGAGACAGTTAATATCGATGGTACGGAATACTCCGCTGTCTACGTTGACAACGGAGGAAAGACCTTCGATACGACAGCAGGCAGCACCTATCTTTCCACAAGCCCGTATTATTCTGGGTGGAACGATAACGTACTGGGAAGAGACGGCAGCAGATACAGCCCGACATCCGGGAAAGAGCCGGGTATGCTCCAGGGAGTAGAGTTTATGAACGGATCCTACCTGATTGTCTCTGATGAATTATGGCAGTGGAGCACTGACGCAGAAGGAAATTACAATTTTGATTGCTTTAAGTGCTGCGATCAGTCGAAAGTAGGCTCTGCGATAAATGGAGATTATGAGCAGATCAAAGGAGCGCACCTCATTTATCCGGCAGGAACAACGGGAGCATGGGCGTATACCACGGATAACATTATTGATGATGATGTTCTCTGGCCGGAGGCTACGACAGCCACTGGAAGTGGCGTCGGAGTGGGAGCTGGCTTCTATCGGCATCCGGCGGCGTCTGGTGTTCGTGCGGCTTGGTGCTTCGGCGTTCTGAGCGGCGGTGGCGGTGCTGGCGTTGCGTGCCGCTACTCGAACTTTGGGGCGTCTTACGCTCGCTGGAACGGCTCTCTGGGAGCACCTGGTTCAGAGGGTTAAAAACGGGGTGAATTGCGGAGCAAGAGGGGCAGTAAGCCCCTTTTACTCTGTTTATCTTATTTGCAAATAAAATAAAAACCAGGGTTATACGGTGTCTGGGAGCTGGCTTCAATCGGAATCCGGCGGCGTCTGGTGTTCGTGCGGCTTGGTGCTTCGGCAATCTGAACGACGGTGGCAATGCTGGCGTTGCGTGCCGCAACTCGAACAATGGGGCGTCTAACGCTAACTGGAACGGCTCTCTGGGAGCAACTGGTACAATCATGGGATTAGTATTTAAAAATCATTGCACCGTATAATCCACGCTTATGTGCGAAAATAACTTGAAACCAACGAGGCTAGTACCTACGGGAAAGCCACGGAAGTAACCAGATGAATATTAAGGAGGTTGACTTGAAAACATACTGCAAACCAGCAACGGTAAACATTGAGGACTGGAAATTCAATGAAGACGCCGTTGTGGAATGCTTCCGGAATAAGCGGAGCAGGAAAGATTTCCAGCGTCTGCTATGTAAGACCGGGAAAATAACAAAGCGTGAGATCGCAGAAGATCAGCTGAATAAGGATTTTAAACGAACCTTAGAAGCGGAATCAGAAGTAGCAAAGATGCTGACGCAACGTATAATCAACCGAGATTTACAATTAAAACCGATCCGCCAGTTTCGAAGAATTGACGGGCTGACGCAGAAGATCCGTGATATCTGCCAGGAATCTCCGGAACAGCAGGTTTTTGAGTATATCGCCGTGTTTGCGCTGAAACCGCTATTCAGAGCCAAAATTATGCAGATTCAGTATGGCAGCATCCCAAATAAGGGAGGCGTAGCCGGTAAACGGAAGATCGAAAGACTACTCCGGAAGAAATTTCACGGGAAGGTAGTTGCCGTGAAAGGCGATGTTACAAAAGCTTATCCTTCAGTAACAGTTCCGATTGTCATGGAAATGTTGAGAAGGGATGTAGGCAAGAATAAAGTCCTGTTATGGTTCCTGGGTGCGTTGATGAGCAATTATCCTGGGAACCATCTTTGTATTGGTGGGTATCTTCCGGCATGGCTATTCAACTACGTGATGGCATATGTTCTGAGATATATTTACGGGCAAGCCCAGATGCGAAGAGGCAAGCGAAATAGGCTTGTGTATGCGGTTGTATGCTATGCAGACGATTTCACGATCTACGGAGATGTGTCGAAATTAAAGAAAGCCATGAAGAAAGCTACGATCTGGGCTCATGACAAGTTCGGGTTGAAGATTAAAGGTATCTGGCAATTCTACCAGGTGGCATCTTTCGATGAAGAACGGGAGAACCTGGAAGAACGAAGAAAAGGCAGTAAGAAAAGAACGCCTGGAGTAGATATGATGGGCTATGTAGTCCGGAGAAGGTACACAATCATCCGTGGAAGAGTATTCCGGAGGATCCGGAGACAGGTATTAAGGGCCTGGAGCGATTATAAATCCAAGGGATTTGTTCCCTGGTGGAGAGCCTGTCGAATCGCTGCCTATAAAGGGTGGGTGAAATATAGCAATAGCTTAAAATTCCGGATAAAGTATTGCTTTGATGAACTATTCAAATTGTGCTCATACAGTGCGAGCAAGCACGGAAAGGAAGTAGAAAATGAGAAGAGAATCTTACTTATCGCAGCCATCAGTAGTTGAGATCTATCCGGTATTTTCCGGAACAGACATTATCATGCGTAAAAACATTGAGTTGGCGGAGAAAGAAGAAATCCAGGATGGGAAAAAGAATAAGTACAAGGTGTGGGAGTGTGACGAAATTCAGTTCCATTACCAGGGCAAAGCAACTCAGGAAGAGATCGAATCTGATTTTGATTACTGGTTTGCAAAAGCTGAAGAGGTTCCGGATCCTTCCAGCGTGAAAGACCTGAGACTGGAAGATGCCAGAAAAGCGAAATACCGGGAAATTGCCTCTGCGTGTGAGCAGACAATATATGCTGGCGTGGATGTGAGCACATCTTCCGGAGTGGAACATTTCAGCCTGACTGAAAAGGATCAGATCAATTTATTCGGCAAGAAAATGCAGTTGCTGGCCGGAGTGGAAAAGTTGGAATACCACGAGGACGGACAGCCTTGCAAGTATTTCTCGGCTGAGGATATGCAGAACATCGTCAATAAAGCGATGTTCTATGTGTCTTATAACACAACATATTGCAATGCCTTGAATATGTGGATTAAGTCGGCAGAGAAAGCAAGCAATCTGGAGCAGATTCGGTGGGAAGCTGAAATCCCGGAAGAGTTCCAGAATGAGGTGCTGAAAGATTACATGAAGGTTCTGGCATCCGGAGGTATTGCATAGTGAAAAAAATCATAAAGTACCTGACACTCTTCCTGATCGGAGGAGTTTTTTATTATTCCCTGGAAGTGATCTTCCGGGGATATTCATTTCCGGCAATGGCAGGATGCGGCGGACTGTGTTTCGTTATCTGTGGTGCGCTGAATGAGAAAAACAGGTGTATGCCCTTGGTCCTCCAGATGGCGATAGCTGCATCCGGGATCACAGTGATTGAATTTATTTCCGGGTTGATCCTGAATGTATGGTTGGGGCTGAATATGTGGGATTACAGTAACATGCCCGGAAATATACTTGGTCAGATATGTCCGCAATTTACGTTGCTGTGGTTCCTTCTGTCGGCAGCGGGAATATTTCTGGATGATGTGATTCGCTGGAAGTTCTTTGGAGAGGATAAACCGCATTACCATCTTTTCCAGAAAAGGAAGGGCGATAAATGACAAAGTTACAGATTATCTCCAAATTATGGTCGGCAATCTATGATTTAATCTTCCTGATAAAGGGGACGCCGACTAAAACCTTGGAACAGATCGAAGCAGATCTAGATGTTATCGAGTATGCATGCCGGAGGTATGCAGACCGTGATGACGAGGAGATAACATGTGCCGGATAAGCGCTTAAGCAATGGCAGAAAGGAAGCGGAATGGATGAATTTATAGAAGTGTTTGGCAACTACAGCGTGGGATCACTGATCCTGCTTGTAGCTGCATTTGTATTTTTGTGCAAAATCTACCGAGAAATGAAAAAGGTCATCGTCGAGCAGCACGATTTAAAAAAAGCGCAGGATGAGCAGATCGCCCGGATTGTCGAGCAGGAAGCGAAATATCCGGAATGGCGGAAACAGTCCCTTGATATTCAGAAAAAGCTCACGGAACGCATGGATAGAATGCAAAAATTTCAGGAGGATGTCATGCGCCGGATTGAGGAAATCGAAGCAGAGAGGCGAAAGCAGAAGCGCAACGAGCTTCGGGAACGGCTGCTTTACGCGTACCGGTATTACACAAGCAAGGAGGTAAACCCGAAACAGGCGTGGTCAGAGATGGAGGCGCAAGCGTTCTGGGACATGTTCGGTGACTACGAAGCCGCAGGCGGAGACGAGCATATGCACACTGTCGTGCAGCCTGCCATGCGTGCATTGGAAGTAATCCCGATGCACGAGACAGAGCTGGTTGTAGAACTTATGCAGAGCAGGCGGTGAGAGAATGAAAAGACGGCAAAAAAACAAGAAAACATGGTTGTGGGAATTTTCCAAAAAGCTTGTGGTTACATGTTCCGTGCTGTACGTCATGAGCTTTTTCTATTCGTGTGCAGCTATGTGGTATTTTCGAGACTTTTCCTATCTTGGTACATACATCGAGCAGGCATCCGATATCCTGCGGACGTGTGTATTCGGCTATTTTGCGAAAGCCGGGGTAGAAAATGTGTTTAAAATCAGATCAGGAAGTCAAGACAATGACGGAGTATTTTAGATCCTTTTTTTAGAAAGCGAGGAAAAATATGAACTACACAGAACTTATCAGCCAGATTTTACTTATTGTAGGCGCTCTGACGGCGCTGGTAAATATCGTGACCGAGGTGGCAAAAAGAACGTTTGACTGGGTGCAAGGGTCGAAGGTAATTAACGTCTTTGTGCTGGCGCTGTCCCTGATCCTTACCGTCGGAGTCTTTACGGCATACTGGCAGATCAAAGGTATGGCGCTTGCGTGGTATATCATCGCAGCGTTTATCATCATTGGCTTTTTAGTCGCCTACGCAGCGATGTTTGGCTACGACAAACTGCTGAGTTACTTTAAAAAGGAGGGCTGACGATGGCAACACGGGAACAGGCACTGGGATATGACGGAAGAGTGAACAGCTCCCAGAAATAACTCTAAGAGAAGGGAGGGAGTGCTATGTGGGACAAAATCCTATTCGTGTACCTTTTGGGGATCGTGTTAAGCCAGCCAGTTTATATCTGGGTGGGCCGGACATTATGCAAAATTGAGGATGTGGACGAAGAGCTTTACTGCCAGGACAACGGCGTGTATTACGAACCGAGAAAGCCGAATTACCCGTTGGTAATGGTGCTTATGACCCTGGGTGGGATCTTATGGCCACTGATTATCCCATTTGCGGTGTTTGTACCGTTGAAATTTATCCTGATGGATAAAATGGGGCAGTTGCATCCAGGGGATGGCGAGACACCGGATCCGGAC